TGGGGATGTGGCGGAGCCTGATTTTGTGATATAATGGAAGTCTATCTTTCAACCCAAAGGAGCAGTTAATGATGGAGAGTCCCCGTGACGCAGTTATCCGTGTGCGTTTCGCCAAGCCCGGAGAGACCGAAGAAGATGTATGGCGACGAGTGGCGAAGGCGTGGAGTACGAACACGGAGGAAGCGGAGGCTCAGTACAAGATGATGAAGTACCGGCTGGCGTTCCCTAATACACCAGCTGTAGCTAATGCAGGGAACCCTAAGTCCTGCGGCAGCGCGTGCTTTGTCCTCCCCATCAACGATTCTTTGTACGACGGAGAGGCTTCCATTACTGGTACACTCAGCGACGCATCGCGCGTGCACCAGTATGGGGGCGGGACTGGCTTCTCGTTCAGTGCGATTCGCCCGAAGGGCGCTATCGTATCAAGCACTGGGCGAGAGGCCCCCGGCCCCGTTGACTTTCTCCGAGGCTACTCGGACTGGATCAAGCGGGTCTCGCAGGCAGGGCTTCGGCCAGCAGCGAACATGGCGATCTTGCATGTGGACCACCCGGACATCGAAGACTTTATCTCATGTAAGGAAGTGGAAGGTGACATCTCTAACTTTAATATTAGCGTTGGGCTATCTGATACTTTTATGGCTGGTGTGGACGGGGTAAACGCCGGACTGTGGCACGACATTACGCAGCGTGCGTGGGCTAATGGTGAGCCCGGCGTGTTCTTTGAGGACACCGTGAACATGGAGCGTCTGCACCCTGAGGAGATTCACGCCACCAACCCGTGTGGAGAGGTGCCGCTTCTGCCGTACGAGGCATGCGTGCTGGGAAGCATTGACCTGTCCCGCCACGTTGTTAGCGGCAAGATTGATTGGGCCATGCTGTCGGACACGACGCACACCCTCACCCGTATGCTTGACAACATCGTGGAGTTGCAGGACTACCCGCTGGACGTGATCCGTGAGCAGCACCACAAGTACCGCAAGATCGGCGTCGGCGTGATGGGCTACGCCGACATGCTCATTAAGCTTGAGATTCGCTACGGCTCGGACGAGGCGATTGAGGTGGCCCGCGAGGTGATGAAGTTTATTCAGGCAGGCACCTACGCCGAGTCGGAGCAGCTGGCCAAGGAGCGTGGTACTTTCGCAGGCTACGAGGACGCCCTGCGCTACGCGACCGACAACGGCCTGCCCGTTCCCCGGCGGCGCAACCTGTGCTGTCAGGTGCTGGCCCCGACGGGCACTATCTCGTGGCTGTCCGGCGACCACCAGAACCGCACGTCACCCGGCATTGAGCCGAACTACGGAGCCCGTGGCCAGAACTTCATCCTCGGTGGAGTCTACGACTACGAGCACGTCTTGGCGGACAACAAGTACTTTGTGTCCTACGACGAGGTGACGCCCGAGCAGCACATCCGAACGCAGGCTGCCTTTCAGGAGTACACCGATCAGGCTGTCAGTAAGACAGTCAACATGCCCAACGACGCCACCGTGCAGGACGTAGACTACATCTACCGTCTGGCGCACGCCTCAGGCTGCAAGGGTGTGACGGTCTACCGTGAGGGTGCCCGAGCTGAGGTCGTGTTGAAGCCCGAGGGCGCAGTGGAAGCCGAGTGCACCGACGGGGCCTGCGCGCTGTAGCATGCCGATTGACGAGCGCAACATCCCCATACCGAAGACCCCCGCAGAGAGGACACACAGGGCGTGTGCTTTCTGCGGGGATCAGGTGCTGCTGGCCACACTCCGCCAGCACGAGCACGGCCTGTACGGTCGGAGTAGTTATTGTAGGGAGTGCGAGGACACCCTGAACAACAACATGGGCAATCCGCCGGGAGTATACTCCCCGATCTTTGACCTACATGGGTGGCGCGCTAGTCTTGCAGACTGACGTGAACGGTGTTTAGCTCTCTGAACCCAATGAGCTCGGGGCATCGCTGCCCCAGCTTCCAAGTGAACCAATTAGGGTACAGAATCCACGGCATGTCATACCATGCCCTGATGAGGATACCGTCATACATAAATCCTACCTTAAATAGTAGCCGATTAGACTTTCAAGAAATGCGTTAGACGAGCCGCCGAGATGCAGGTGAGGCCCGCCCCCAGTGCCGTCGGCCAGCCCGCCGAGCAGGGTGCCCGGACCCACCTGCTGCCCCGCCCTCACTGCGACGTTGCCAAGGTGCTTGTAGAAGCCCTGATTACCATTCCCGTGGTCAATCGTCACACCCTGCCCACGGAACTGAGCCCGGTCGTCCCAGTCGCTGACCTTGATTACTGTTCCGGCCAGCGGTGAGTAGACAGCAGTGCCTGCGGGCCCGCCAAGATCCCACGCCATGTCCGACTGCCAGTTGCCCAGCGCGCGTGCACCGTGGTCAGGCGGCCCGCCCCACTTCGACAGGCCCGGCTGGGTGCCGTCGTTCGCAAGGATGCCGACGCCTCCGCCCTGCTGTGGCTGTGCTGTCGCAGGCTGGCCGGGAACGGATGTGCCCACTGGCGTCATCTTCTCCGCCATCGCAGCGTTCACGACCTTCTTGAAGAACGTGGTCTCATCCTCGTCCTCATCGTCGTTGCTAATCATATCCAGCGCCAGCGCTTCCTTGCTATCGTTACCGTTGCCGAGCCCCGTCGTACCCCCCGTGGTGTTCAGCGGGTCCCCAGTTGACGGCGAGGCTGGCACCTGCCCGTTGAGATACACCTGCGAGGCGTCGCCACCCGTGCGCCCGCCGCCGTTCCTGATGTTGACCGCATGCTGCTGCTCATTGTTACCGTCAGACCGTGGCGTGTAGCGACTGACGACGCCGCCGAGCCCGCCCGTGTTGTACAGGTTGCGGTACGCCGAGTCATTAAGGGTCTCGCCGAGCCTGCGCGTAGCGTCAGCGTAGTTGTTGAACTTCCACCCCAAGTGGACGCCCAGACCGTAAGGGTTGTTCGTGCCACGCGCGTAGCCTGCGCTACCGAACGACGACTCAGCTGAGGCCAGCCCGGCGACGAACGCCGGGTTGATCCCGCCCTGTACTGCTGCGTCGTAGATAGCATCGGACTCGCCCTGCATAGGTGAGCCTGACAGGGCCTGTGCAAACTGCTGTCGTGTGGGGATGGCCATAGTTTACTCCCTTGGTGCTCGTGCGTTTTTAATTCGTGTGGCTGCTGCCTTCTGAGTCTGTCGGCGCTGCTTGTTGAGTCGCTGTTCCTTAGTCTCGTCACGGAACTTAAGCGTGTTGACTCCAAGCAACTGACTCAGGCTAAGGAGGAAGTCCTGCGTCTTTGTGGTGCCCTCGCCCCTGCGGTCGTAGGGACCGACGCCTGCGATTGCAGCCATGTCAAAGACAGCATCAAGGGGAGCGGTAACTGGTCCAGCAAAGTTCTCAAAGGCGGCAAGCATTGGGGGACCAGCCGGACGCAGCGGCCCGTCCTTGCGCTGGCGCTGCGGAGTTCCGATCCCAAGAGTGTTGAAGAAGATCCCAAGAGCCGAGCCAAGCTCCGCCTGCTGCCCTTGATACTTGATAGTCTCCCCGCCAGTGAAGAACCTACGGTTGGTGATTGCCTCAAGTAGTGGTGCCATAGGACTGGACGCCAGCAGTTTCTTCTGTGCAAACTGGCCAATGTCTGCCTGCGACTCGCCCGGCATGCCCTCTTCCCCAAACCACTGGTCAACGAGTGCGAACGACGCTCCCCTAAAGTCACCTTCCTTGATCCGGTTGCCTGCTCCGATGATGTCAATGGGGTCCGGCATCTCAAACAGGTCAGCGTGAGGCATCTCCCCAAACTTGAATCCAATCCCGTTGGGCAGCATGAAGTGGCTGACCGCTCCCATAGGCAGCTCCCCTCGGTCCACGTCGTAGATGTTAGCCTGATAGGTGAGGTTGTGCCCTGCAAACGCTGCGTAGTACGGCAGGCGCTGGGGTGCCATGCGAATCTGGTACGAGCTGTTCTTCCTGAACCAAGTGTAGAACAGGATCAGGTGACGGATCAAGTTCTTCTCCATAGGAGTAAGGGCACCGTAGTCAAAGATGTTATCCACCGTGTTCCACATAGCCATAATGGGGGAGTGTCCCTGCTGCAAGTTCGCCATGTAGGAGTGCAGACGGATGGCGTTCTCCCGCATGATGTTCTGGCGAGCTGCCCATGACAGGTACTTATCGGTGACCCTCTTGACGTTACCCGTCTTGGCAAACGATGCTTCGACCCGCTGGTAGGTGTCGAAGAATGCGTCAATGCCTGCCATAGACTTGCCCTCATGCAGAATGTCCGACCCGGCAAACCCTCGCCCGAGGCCGATCATGTTTGCCATTGTGTCAATCTCGTAGCCGTTGTACGACACACCGTTGATAGTCATAACCGGCTGCGTAAAGTCAAAGTCGCGCGAGGTCATGCGGTTGGCGTCCAACCCACCGCGCGTGTTCCACCGCAGCAGCCCGGTCTCCGGGTCAACGCTGCGCGTCTGCCAGAACATAGCTGACTTGAGCGACGTGTTGGGACCAGTAGCACCGGCCTTCACCATCACGTTAAAGTAGTCACCCGCTGCGTTGTTGAGGAAGTGCCGGAAGAACGGAGTCGTGAACGAGAACTTGAGCAGCTGTGCAAACTGTGTGTACGCGCTGTCTGAGATAGCGGACCACTTGTTAGGGGCGGCTCCGGTGAACCGATAGAGGATGTTAGATTCCGGCTGACTAAACGCCCGTGGCAACTGCAGATTGCCTTCGGCGTCCTCCCCAAACTTTCTGACGCGCACGGTCGAATCATTAATCTTCTCAAACCCGAGGTCTTCCAGCATTCTCTGGGCCGCGCGCTGCTCCACGTCTGCGATGTCACTCCTGATCTTCACAAAGCCGGGGATCTCGGGAGCCGTGGCGCGCTTGTCGTAGCGAACTTCATCCCAGTTCTTGAGCACTCGGTTCTGGTCCTGCACGTATTCAAAAAACGGAAGGTCCATGAGGGCCAGCGGGATTACCTTGTTGGCCTGCTGTTGTACAAGCGCCTGCGTGTACTGCGAACCAAACAGGATCGCCGGGTCCATCTCTGCGAGCAGTCCCATTGCAGCGGCGATGTCTCGGGCGCTCTCTACGTCCTCCGCCGTCTTCAAAGAGGGGTCCTCAAACTTGCCCATGATCTGAGCGTCGAACATCTCTTCCTTAGTGGAGAACGACCTGCCCTTAGCCTCACCGCGCAGCGGGCTCTTTCGGGCAATGCCGAACACCAGCCGCTCGTCCCTCATCACAACTTCCTTAAAGGTGTTTTCCCACACCCCGTCGGGAAGGTTTCTAAGAAAGTCGTCAAACTCGCGGGCAACTACCTTGTCTGCGGTGAGTTCTTTTCCGTCAACCGTCTTGAGAAAGTCGTTGTCGCTGGTCTCGTTCATCACAGCCCAGAGGCGTTCCCGCCCATCGAACCCGAGCTCCTTGACCTTTTCCGCCCACTCCTTATCCATCTCGCGGCTGGTTATCTGGCCCTTCTCTTTGTAGATAATCTGGTACGGACGAATGAACAGCTGCTCTCCCAGCTTCTTTGAGAAATCCTCATAACTACCCTCTGCGTCCCGAAAGGCTCGCTTGATTGGGTCCAAGCTCATGTACTTGGGGATAAGGGTCTGGTCTACTTGCCGGTAGATGTCGTTGATCGCTTCTGCAAGGTTGTCAATCGTGTCAATCATCTCGTCGGTAAGATCCTCTTCGTCAACGCTGCGCCTGATGATGTGCGCGAACTGCTCTTCGCTTTCGTACTGACGCAGGTAGTTAGCTCGCTCAGCAGTGCGCGCCGGAGTGTCTACCTGCCGCGACGTTCCCTCCATCAGCGGCCTCTTCTTGCCCGTAACATCCGCAGCCTTCTCTGCAGGCATGTTCCGCACGCGCCGCTGGCTGGCCTCGTCCAACAGCATCGGCAGTCGCCACTGCAGAAGCTTCTCAATTGCAGTGGACTCAAGACCAGTAGCTGCCTCAAGCTTGGACCGAACGCTCACCCAGTCGGTAAGCACCTCGTCAAAGTCGTCGCGCCACCACCCCAGCTTTTGAAGATTATCAGTGACGCCGCTCACCACCCGCTCGTCCTGAACCCTGTTGTGAAGCGCTATAATCTTACCGAGCTCCTGCTGTACATCGTCGTCAATCTTGCCAACAATCTGCCTAAGCGCAGACTCTACTCTATACGGGTCCATCTTAGGGTCGGTGGCAACGGAGTACAGCCAAAGCCCCTTCATGTCGTCCTGCGTGTAGCCCCGTCGCACAAGGCTTTCCTTTAGCTTCTGCGGGATGAGGTGGTTCAGCTCCGAGATAGACTTCTGCATCTCTCGTCCGAGGATCTGCATGGGCTGCATGCGAATACCGTAGAACGGGTACTTCCTAATCCTCTTTAGCCCACGCCCCACGCGCCCCACAAAGTTCTCTGTGTCACTGGGGACCTTGGCCTGCTGGTACTCAAGCGACTTGGCAAGCGGGATGCCTCCCATCACAGACTTGCCGAGCGGGATGCGGGTGTCGAACTCAAAGTGCATCCGGTTCAGCCAGTCCTTCATGGACTCGTTCTCGCCGCGCGCGTAGTCCCTGCGAGCTCGCCAGTCACCCGCGCCAAGACGCTTGGCAGTACTACGGTAGGACTGACTCTGCCATGCCTCAAACATAATCTCGTCAACCATGTCTGGGATCTCAGCCTTCTTGATCTTGCCCTTAAGCGGGCCCGCCAATGCCTTTAGCAGCACCTCTTCGGTCTCGCCCCACAGGCGGTCAAACTCCTTCTTGGAGATGACGATGTTCCCGCGAATGCCTCCGCTCATGCGTGAGCGATACCCGAACTTGCCGAACCCTACCTTGACTCCCATTGACGGCTTGGCGCTGTCGCCAATCTTAATCATATCGTTAGCCATGCCCGCGCCTGTGAGCGTGCCTCCCTTGTCAAGATTCAGCTGAGCAAGCGCGCGGGCCATGCCAGCACCGGGGGTCAGGCCCGCGCCCGCTGATACAGGCGTGAGCTTGGCGATCTGGTCTATGTACCGCCAGCTGTCTCCAATCGCGTAGTGACCGAGCTGTGCCCTGATGGCCTCGCTTCTAAACCGGATCATGTCTGCCGTCATATTCTTCACGCCCGCTGGCGTAAGACTGTACAACCCGTCAGCGTCCCGTATAATGAAGGCGTTGTTAGGCTTGTTCGCAGCCAGCTGCGCCTTGACTTCGCGCGCAATGTAGTACTCGGCAAGCCGCTCCATGTTCATTGCGTCGTCCGGGGTATTGGCAAGGGCTCCCTGATTATCAAAGATCCCGCCCTTTGACTGCAGATCACTTACTACTGTGTCAATCTTCTCTTCGTCAAACTTGTTCTTAGGGCTGGCGGCGACGCGCTTCACAACAGCTTGAAGCATCTGCGGCGGCGTGTCGGCAATAGACATCCCGCCCTTCTGCATCTTCTGCAGCATCTTCACGTAATACTTGCGCTGCATCGCAGCGGCTGCGCCGACGCTTGGAGCAAGCTCCTGCAGGTGGTCTCCGATGTTGCCGCGCACCACCTTATCCGGGCGCTGGATGTGTCCGTCGTCAACTTGGTCAAGAATCTGGCGCAGCGTAGATGAGTCGCCACGAGCGATGTCTGCTGCGTTGGCCTGCTTAGTCAACCCCGGAACAACCTCACGAGCGTCACTGACCCGCATGGAAACCCAGCCGCCCTCGGCCTGAGCAATGTCGTCAAGCTCTTTATACCCGCGCCGCACAAGCTCTTCGGGCTCCACCTTGAGGTGCAGGATGTCTCCGCCCGACGACTCGTAGACTTCCTTGATACCGTTAGACGGCTGGAACTCGGGGATCCGGCGCGCGATAAACTGCTTCGGCACTGCGGGCATCTTGTCAAGGTTCTGCGAATACGCTGCTACGGTGTCGGTGTCTCCAATCCTGACCCCAGAGTTGAACAGCGAGTCGTTGCCCGGATCAATGATCCTTGGCTTGGTGCTCTTAGCGGCAACGGCTACGTCGGTAGTCATCTTAAGGCCCTTAGCAATCTTGACGGGCGCGACCAGCCACCACAGGTCAAGGGCAATGTCCAGTCCAAGCCCGGCCCCTGCCCACCACTTACTCTCTGCCCCAAACTGGGGCTTTAGTACGTCACCGTACCAGCCCTTGTAGTCCTCGCTGAACGTGCCAAGCGCGTCCGACCAGTCGGCACCCTTCTTGCCGGTGGTGCCCTCTACGATCTTGGAGAACACCGTCATAGGAGCAGCCGAGCCCATCGTGGCCACGCCCATCAGGGTGTTGCCGAACGACTTACCGAGTTTCAGAAGCGTGCCGTCCGGCTCGGGAATGTCGGCCTGCTTCACAAAGACGGCAGGCGCTGACATGGCAGGGGTTGAAGCTACTTTCTCGCCAAGCGTGGGACGCGCGGCAACAATCTTGTTGGCGCGCTCCAACATCGCTGGGCTAAGCTTTTTCTTCCAATCGTGGTGCGCCTGTGTGTCGGTTAGCCGCGCCACTAGTTACTCACCGCCCGCAGCAATGCTGCCTCCCGGCCAGTTCTGTCCTCCGGGCACTCCAAGGTTAAACTGCTTAAGAAGCTTCGCAAGGTCGTCCTTAGCACTCTTGGAATTATTGAATCTGTCTCCGAACGTCTGACTCATAATCTCAATCATTGCCACGTTGGACAGTCCCTGCTTGTACTTGTACAACAGGTCAGTCGCTGTCTTAAGCATCAGCTGACCCTGCTCGTAGGTGGGGAGTTCCCCGAACTTCGCAAGCTCGCCGTCGCCGGTCTTCTTCGCCTGTACGTCCTTGAAAGCGTTGGATCGGACCTGCTGAGCATCGGCGTTGTCCTGCTGTACAGTGTTAGCAGCCTTCACGTCAAGGCCGAGGCGCGTCAGCGCAGCGGACTGGTTGGCCTGATCTATGTTGGCATTAAGCGAGCGGTCCTTGTAGCCTCGCAGCCACTCGGCAGCCTCAAGGTCAAGGTTGTACTGACGGTCCTTGTAGAACTTGTCGAGCTTGGCCGCAGCAATAGCTTGGTCAACCTCGGAGCTCTTGGTGTCAATGTCGAACGCCGCTTGGTTGTGCGTCTGGTCGTACGCCTGCTTCGCCATTGACACGTTGTACTGGTTCTGGGCATTCACTGCATCGGCCATTGTGTTGTACGACGTCTGTGCGTCGCCAATCAGCTGTGCGTCCACGCCGCCGGATGCCGCAGCGGCGGCTGCGTCGGCGCTCATGCTGCCAGCGCCAGTGGCCGTACCAAGCGAACCAGAGCTCCCCATAGACGCGCGGGCCTGATCCACGTACTTGTTGATGGACTCAATAGCAGCGGCGTTGTTTGCCGTGACCGACTCGTTAGTAGCCTTGTTGTTTGCGGCCAGCGCGTCGGATGTCTTGGTGGCCATGCCCTCGGCCCACGTCTTGTACGCGGCCCAATTGTCCTCGTCCACCTTGCGGCGGCGAGCTACCTCGGCGCGCATGTTTTCAATCTGCTTGCGCGCGGGTGCGTACATCTTCTCCCAGTCAAGCTGCTCCTGCTCAACCGGCTTGCTGTACTTACTATCATTTCCTGTGGTGCTGCTCGTCTTGGCCCCGCCGCTGGACGAAGAGCCGCCACCGCCTCCTGACGACGTGGGCATTACCTTCTTGCCCTTCTTGAGGTTGTTCTTCCGGGCCTTCTTCTTAGCTGCCTCAACATCCTTCTTCATCTGAGCGCGGGTGTAGCTCTCAGGGATTACAGACATCCCCGTAAGCCTAGCCTGCGCCCCGGCGTACTTCTTCTTGTTCGCTGCCCTCTTCTCTGCGTCAGCTTTGCGCTTATCGCTTGCCATCCTCTCGCGGTCCCAAGCAGCGGCGGACTTAGCCCCGCCGTTGCCCCAAGGACTACTTCCGCCGAGGAGGCCCCCTCCGCCCTGTGCCCACCACGGAGTCTTCTGCCTCTTCTTGGACCTCGGCTTAGGCTTAGGCTTGGGCCTCCGCCGCTTTTTCTTGGAAGATGCTGGCTTGCTAAACCCAAAGTCAGATGTTCCGAAAGCCATTAGCGCCAACCTCCCACGCCGTAAGTGTTATGGCGGCGCTGTGTCTCGCGCTGAACGCCAGCCGCGTTGTTAGCAGCCACACTGGTCTGGTACTGGTTCTTGGCCTCGTTAGACGCACCGCTGTACGCACTGGAAGCCTGCCGATACTGGTCGGTGAGGTTCGTCATATCCTTCGTGTGGTCGTTCTGGGACTTGACAAGGTTCTGCGTGCGGTTGCCGGAGCGCCCCATCCCTCGGGCAGCAGCGTTGCTGTTGATGCCTTCTCGCTGCTTGGTGTACTGCTCAGTAAGCCGGGTGCCCGTCTTCCCTGTCCTGATGGCGTCGTCGTTAAGGGTGTTGAAAGTGAACTTCCCGTTTGCATCCTTGGTGAATGCTCCCGCTCCGACGTTGCTGGACAGCCAGTCTGAGTACGACTGTCCGGCGGTGCGAAGCGCGGTGTCGCGCTGCATCGCAGCCTGCGCGTTCTGCTGCAAAGCAGTGGCGTCGCCGTGCTGCGGGATCGCAGGAAGTGCTACGGGCGGAGGCTTAGGCGGCGGCGCGGGAGTCGCAGCAGCAGCTGCAGCAGCGTCCCGAGCCTTGACGCGCTGGTAGTACTGACCGTGCGACGAACCCTTCCACTTAGCAGCATTGGCGGCGGTGCTACGGGCACCCTTGACCTTAAGCCAATCCTTGTAGTTCATATACCTTGAAGCCATCTAGCGCATCCCCTTCTTCATAGGAACATAACCGGGATTGTAGCGCGTGGCTACCTGCGGAGCCTTAGGCACAGTATCCGCGAACGCCTTACTAGGAGTTCCGCCTGATGGACGCTTCATGGCGCGTGCGCCGCTTTCCATAAAGCTTGCCCTCTGTGATTCTGCGGCGGCGTAGCGCCCGTAGTCTGGATACATAGCTCGCATTATTCCCTATTATATCATATTATGTGGTTGACATTGTGCGTGTGGTCTCAATCTCGGCGTAGGCTGCGTAGATTGAGTAGTCCTGAACTGCACCAGTTACGTCTGTTTCAAGGTGCATCTTAATCCCGATCTGCGTGCCCTCCCGCTGGTAGCGTTCAGCAAACCTATCGTGGTGCAGGTCGGTCTCCAACGAGTCCCCGGCGGCTGCCGTCAGGGTATGAGTCTCGCCCACAGAGTCGTCGTGCAGGTGCGCGTCACGGGAGAACGAGAACTCCCATGTTGCCTCGCCGCCGCTCGTGCTGTATACGTTGTGGTCAATCTGCAGTTCCCTCAGGCGAGTGGTGTTGCCCGGCGTGGCCAGATACATCTGGGCGTCCACAACAATAGGCGACTGCGGGTACTGCAGGGCGACGTCTGCAGAGGGGTCTCCTGTCACGTACTCGTCATAGAACCCGGTCTCAAGTCCCTCAGAATTGAACAGGTCGGTAAGGTCAGTGACGTATTGCCGGTGAATGCCGAGCACCCTGCCGCGCGACATCTGCAGAACTCGGATCGGGTTGTTCGCTGGGTCCTGTGCTCCCCACTGGCTCCACGTCCCATTCATAATGTCGTAGGCAAAGTTCTGAGTCAGATCATTGTGCAGGTCCTGCACCGCCACCAGCAGCGTGCCGTCCGGCGTGACTGCCAGCGTAGGCCAGTAGTACTGGTACATAGACGTGGGCTCTATTGGCTCGGTGCGTAGGATCGGACGCCCAGTGACAACCGACCACGGCTGGCGCGCCCACAGCTTAGCGATTCCTGTGGAGGCATCAGGCGCGGTGATGTTGGTCAGTTCCCCAGCCCCGCTGAGTGAGTACACCCCGTCGGCAGCGGCGAAGAACAGCGTGTTCTCGTACACAGTAATACCGTTCGGATACGGGCACCCTACGACTCCCGAGATGTTCTGGATGGCAAACGAGTCCTCATCGTTGCCAGTAAGCGCGAACGTCTTGTTGGCCTTGAAGATGTAGAGAACGTCCGACAGGGCAGCCAGCGCTGTGATCGGGTCTGACGAGTCAGTGTCCACGAGCGCGTAGTCCTGATCGCGCCAATCGTTCCAGTTACCCGGCTTCGACCAGATCAGGGCGTTGCCTGCGTAGCCCGCGAAGTCACCGACCCGGCTTGGGTACGCAGCATTACCCCCGGCGCTTGATGCTGCAATCACGCCGCGCGCCGCAAAGCACCTGTCCTTGTACTCAGCAAGCGTCACCGGCCCGCCGGGCGAGCCGTACACCTCAAGCGCGTTGCCGTACACATTAGGGGCATCTGGCGCTGGTGACGGGGCACCCCAACCAAAGGCACGGTCAAACTGGTACGCAGGAAGGGTGTTCGGGTGGTTGTTCTGGAACCAGTAGGTGTAGTGGTAATACCTATCTTCGTTGGTCTTCTTGTACACCACGGTTCCTGTCTTGTCTCCCTGAGTGTTGTGCAGAGGGTCACTGTCAACGCCGATTGTCACCTCGGGAGCCTTGAAGGTTACGCTAAGTGAGGTGGTTGAACCAGACACAGGGCCAATAGCGGGCTTTGGCCAGTGCCACTGGCCTCCCCATGCGTAAACGCACGACCACGGAATATGCCTGTTCTCGCTGCTGTTGTTCTTCCACATACGAGTCGTCTTAAACTCGTCGCCCGCTGTGGTAAACAGCACCGAGTTGTCCATCTTGATCGGGTTGCCCCACGGCATCTCTGTGCCCATCGGCATAATCATTACGCGCTTGTAGTTCTGCTCAACATCTGATCCAGTAGGCGGGGCTTGCAGCTTATCCATCTGATTCTGCTCAAAGTCCACCGTAATCATCTTCTGCTCTACCTGAGTCACAGCCGCCACCTGAACCCCAAAGTACTCTCCCCGTGCGACCCTATAGCGCGGGTAGTAGAAAGACCACGGGCGCTTCTTCTCTGTGCCGTCGTCGTCCACGGTGATCTTCGCAGCACCGATCATCAGTCGGAGGTTATCCGCCGACTCCGTTGCCCAGTACGGCCAGATGTCCTCACCGAGCGCACCCCACGCAGCGACTACGCGCATGCCGTTACGCGGACGCATCCGGCCCGGAAGCTCGCGCATCATCACGTTCGACAGCTCGGTGGTGTACCCCTGCGGCAGTCGGCTAACGGGGACCGCTGAGTTGAGCGACGAGGGAAGTGTCAGCTCGGCAAGACTCACGCGCGCCACCGTCGCCGGGTGTCGGTGTCGTACACACCGCCATAGGAGGCGGGCATCGGCACCCTGTCAATCTTCTGCTTCTGGCGCGACTTCTGGTTCCGCATCATCTGGTTCACCTTGGCCCCTGCCATGTCAAGCGCGGAGGCTGCCTTGGAGTAGTCGTTCTCCCGCTGAGCCATCTGCGACAGCGCGTACTGCACCAGCACATCTACGTCATAGTCAGGAATGCGCGTCACGTCCGACGGGTCCACCAGAGCGACAGGGGATGCCCAATAGCTGAGCCTGTAGGTATACTCCCTGTCAGGGAATGGTGTCCAGTGAATCTCGTTGGCGAACAGCGTGTAGTACGCAGGCTGCGCGTAGTGGTTCTCGGTGTACTTGCGGGTCCGCACATACTCTCGGTAGTCGAACTCACTCATGTACTCAGGCGTGTACCAGTTGTCCACGCCCGTCGTCGGCGACAGCCTGCCCCACTGCTTGAGGTCTGCGGGCATGGGCGTCGTCGGCTGCTGGGGCGTCGTCACAATGTCTGTGTGCGCCTCAAGCCAGTCCCACGGGAACATGCCAGATACATCAACGTATGCCTTGTTAAGCCACACCTTGAAGTTCTCTTCGTCAGAGATGCCGTACCCGTAGGTAAGGCAGCGGGACACAAGATCCGCGTATGTCACCGTAGGCACAGACATTAAGCCTTCTTGCGCCCGTACTCGTCGTGCGTCTGAGCGTCGTTACGCGAGTATTCGCCAAGCTGCACAGCCGAGCCGCGCTTCTGCCGCCAGTTGTAGAACGAGTCGCGCGCCTTGGTCCAGCTCTCCTGCCCCTTCTGAGCACCGTGCTTAGTGACGTACGCCTTCTTGAAGTTAGCCCACGACAGCGGGCCTGCGGCGTTCTTCTTCTTGGCAGCGGCAAGCTGCTTCTGAGTCTTGGCCCCCACCTTGCCGGTGGTCTGCTTCTGCTGAATAGCCTTGTGTCGCATGGCCTGATAGTTCCCCATCGCAGTGTTCTGCGTGCGGGCATCAGCTGCTGCGCGCTTCTGCTTTTTACTAAGAGCCATTCCCTTCTCCTTAGTCTTCATCGCTGCACTGTATGACACAGTGTCAGCCATTAATGGACAATCCCGTACTTCTTCATGTCACGCCGCATCTCGGAAGCCAGCCAGTCAAGTACCTCATCGTCCGGCTTCTCTAGGTCAGCGTTAGCCTTGTCAATCTCGCGCTCAACCTTCTTAAGCCGCTCTTCAAACGGCACGTTGAGCATGTACCTGAGGTCGTCAATGATACGGGAGTCCAGCTCCTTGTACCTAGCGACGAACCGTATTACCCCGTCTTTGCAGTTCTCCATCACGGTAAAGGGCTCTTCCCGGTCCTCGTGAAACACGATCATCAGATTCGGGTCAAGTTCTTTCACGCGCTCAGCGATGCCGTATAGGTCACTGCCCACCACGGCAGATGTATCACGGTCGCCGGACATATCCAGTCGAAGGTTAGTAGGTATTGGTGTAACGAGCATCTAGCCCCAAGTGTCCTTTCGGTTGTACTTCTTTGGCTTAGGCTTGTTGCGAGCTGGCCTTGTCGAAGGCCGTGGCTTAGGCCGTCGTGCTGCCCCGCGCTTTGACGACTTGACGTATCGTGAGCCCGGAGGCTTCTTCCACTTCGGCTTCTTGGTCGAAGCCGACCCTGCCTTACCGACTACTCCGGGGAACGCCTCAAGGGGGTCTGCTCCCACAGCAGCGGATACCGCTGCACCGGCAATGGGGATCTTCCGACCAAACTTCGCAAGCCCCCTGCCAAGCTTCTTCACAAATGCGTTGTTGTCGCCGTACTTCGCCTGCAGGCCCTTCTTGGCCACCCTCTTGTACTCTTCGTTACTGGCCCTCGACCCCGGTGGCCTGTAGGTGGGCTTCGATGAGATCCGCTTCTTCTCATGCGCGAGGTCCTTGTCTGCGTAGATGTTGCCGGTATTCTTAGGCTCGGAGCGGTTCATGGTGTTTATGTCGCGGGCACGCTGGCGCGCCGTCTTGCTCACGGGTGACGGCTCCTTTGCCGCATACTTCTTCCGCATAGCATTCCTACGCACCTTGGTGGCATTCCCCTTCCGAGTGGCGCGCTCCTTCTTAGACTCAAATGATGTTCCGTACTGGTTACGAGTCGGGCCTTGCGGGGCTTTCTTGGTCCACGCGCGGGCCATATTGGCACGCGTTTTCTTCTCGCGGAACTTGGCAAGGCGCTCTTCGCGGCCCGGATCTTTCAGCAGGTGCTGGCCGCGCTTGTACTCACGAGTGTTCTTGCGCGCGGCGCTCTTGCGGTAATCTTCACGGGAGCGCATCTCTGCCTGCTCGCTAGCACTCTGCGCGGCGCGCCTTGAAGCCTTCTCATCCGCAATCTTTTTATTAACAGCGTCAGCTTGGACCTGTCCCTGTCCGACCTGACGGCCCCAAGCAGCGTTCTTACGGCGAGCCGCGTCCGCCTTCTCCTTCGGCGTCTTTATCTTGTTCCAGTTGTTGAGCTTATCTGCGTCCGGCTTCACGTCGAAAAGGCGAGCCCCGTCCTTTCCACCGCGAAGCGGCTCTGACGCCTCGCCCACCACACGCTTTGTCCTATCCGCGCTATTCTGGGCGCGCTTCTTTGCGGCCCTATTCGCTTCCTTCTTTTTGCGCTTTTTGGCAGCAGCACGACGCTCTCGGAAAGACAGCGGCTTGTCTGGCTCTGACTTTTTCTTTTTCTTTGCCATTGGGGCTCCTTGATTGGGATGTGAGGCGGGGCCACTAGGACCCCGCCCCACCCTGCTCCCGCTACCAGCTGAGGCTACTTAACGTCATCCTCAGCGTTGACGATCTTGCCGTGGCGGTTACGCGCCCAAGTACCGAGGTTACAGTACTTGAAGAGCACACCGACGTAGCGGTCGTAGCGCGGCTCCCACTTGAGAACCTCGCCGTCCTCCTCCATCCACTCCCAGTCGCTCATCTGCGACCAGAACATCGCGGGCATGTTGACCGCAAAGACGTGCCCAAGCGGGCAGTGGTCGTCGTAGACCATCGGAGTCTCATCGAACATGAGCGCCGTGAAGCCGCCGCGAAGCTTGACCGACTGAGCGTCGTTGAAACGCTTGAGCGCGGTCAGGGTGTTCGCGTAGCGGTTACGCACGCCACGAGTCGTGATAAGGATGGTCTCCTCGTCGGAACCAGACTCAAACCCGATGGCGTCCTTGAGCTGGCGCAGGAGCGAGTCGCCGACAATGGCACCCGCAGCGTCAACCTCAGAGGACTTCCAGAAGGTCTCCCCGGCGTTCGTCGGGTCAAGGCCGTGGAGCTCACCATCTGCGGAGATGATGTTCTGCAGGCCGTTGATCGCCTGATACACGTCGTTGTTCGGCACCGTCTGAGTCGAATCAGACGAGGCGCGAACGAGCACCGAGCCGACCGTGACACCCGTACCGTCGGAAACGGTGAGGGTAAGGGTCGAACGGTCAATCGCCGTGACGTAGAACGCCTTAGCGTTCAGCGGCGAGTTAGCCGGGTCAACCGGCGCGGCGTAGACGTCAAGGTACTCCCCACCCTGAAAGTAGATGGTGGTGTCAACCGTGATGTCGTTACCCGCAACAGCCGTCACAGTCGCAAGGGCACCGTCGCCGGTCCCGAACGCCTGAATGTTGACGTGCCGCTTGAGGTCGTCAGTGATGCCCTCCATCTCAGCCTGCAGGGCGCGACGGAACGCACCCTCGTTCGACTCGCTGGCCTTAAGCAGCTGGCCAGTGATGTTGAACAGACCGTAGAAGTACCGCAGGTCCTCACTGATGTACTTGTATCCCTGATTCCCCGGAGCCGGAAGAATAGCGTTCTCGGCTCGCGGACCAGTACCCTGATTCCGCGACGTGCGGAGGGGGATACGGAACTCGTTACCAACAAAGTCAATGCCGGTAGAGTCCGCCACAATGCCCCGGAAATCACGAGAGGCATGCGGCATGTCCTGCTTGTCGTCACCGTCACGAGTACGGAGACCGAAAAGCAGGATCTTGTTAGAATGCAGCTGGTCACGAATCGGACCAATGAACTTGGTCTTCATCGCTGCGCTGAAACTAGAAGTATCTGCCATTAGGCTTTCTCCTTAATTGATCTAGCGCGTTGACCGACTCGTCCTGTCTTCCGACAGGAAAGCGTCAATCGCGCTCCCAAGATTGGAGTACTCGTCCTTGTTAGGCACACCACTAGTTCCCTCACCCACGGGGTCCGGCCCATCCATCTCAGCCGGTGCCTCGGGCGCGCGGTGGTACTTCATGTACCACTCCATTGCGCTGTCCGGGTCCCCCTCAAACGCGACGATAGCTGCGTGGAACAGATCACGGTCGAAGCCGGGAACCTGCTGCTCAATGTTGCTCAGAAGGTCCTCATAGGCGGCGTCCTGATGTGCCTCCTGCTCTTCCATCATCTTGCTCATCACCCAGTCGCGGTACTCATCCCCCTCCTCTTCGTCGGAGTCCTCGTACCCCTCTTCATCGTCCTCGTCATACGGTGTGGGACTGTGCTCTGCCTCGTCAAACTCGTCGTACTCCCCAATGTCACCAGACAGGCCAAGAAGCTCGCCCATCTGCTGATAAGTACCTTCCGGGTCGTTGTCCAGAGCCTCGGCCAGTCCTGCCATGATCTGTGCGGCCTCCATGTCCCCGCCAAACAGGTCAGACCATCCGGCCAGATCCTGCTCAAACTGGGTCATGCGGGGCTGCCAAACCTCCCGCAGATACTGGTCAATCCGAGGGTCGTCCAGACCTCGATCCGCAAGGTCGTTGGCCCACGGCGCGGGTCCTCCGTCCTTGGCCTCCTGCTTCGACTCAGACTTCCCGTCGGAACTCTTTGTCTCAGACTTGGGCTGTGACTTGGACTCCTTGCTTTCGGTCTTGGGCGTGTCAGACTTGGACGACTTCACGTCCTCGGGCTCAACTTCAAACCCTCCGCCTGCTGGTGCCTGTGCCTCTTCGCTCATGGTTCCTCTTTCTGCTACGCTGGTGCGCGGCGGTTGGTGTTCATCATCGCCGTTGCCTCAGCAGCGGCAGCGGCCATGTCAGGGTTTCCCGACATCGCCGGAGGTCCAGCTTCCATTGGCGCGGGTGCGCCTCCGGGGACCGGCGGAGCAGCAGCTTCCATCGCTGCCATCTCTTCCGGTGCTGGCTCGTTGGGCGGACCACCTGTTCCGGCGGTCGCCTCGATCTCTGCAACAGCGGCCATAATGTTCATCAGTGCGTCACACAGCGGGGAGCCGGGCTCCTGCTGGTGGCAAATCTTGTACATCTGGCCAAGCGCCTGCTCGGCGGCGTCTGCTGCCTTATTAAACTCTGGGGGGTATGCCCCCTGTCCCATTCCAGCCTGTGCAGCGGAGGGCATGTCCCCCTGCTCCATCGGCATTGGCGGTGCGTTAGTGCTCATTCAGCCTCCTATGGCTGGACGGGGGCCATAGGTCCCGGCCCCTCTGGTTGCGGTGGGCCTGCTGGCGGACCAGCGGGCGGAGCTCCCCCAGCCTCAGGGGGCATTTGAGGCGCGTTAGGGTCAATGCCCTGCATCGCCATCTGCACCTTAGACTCTTCCAGCGCAGCGTCAACCGCGAGCTGCTGGTGAGTGTCAAGGTGGAACTGGAAGTAATTTTGAATCTCTGGGTCAAGCTTCTTGAACGCATCCGTGTTCATGTAGCGGCGGTGCTCCATGATGTGAACAGCGTGGTTGTTCCACTTATCAGGCTGGATGGGCTTCGGCGTGCCGTCAAGCACACCCTCCATCAGCTTGTTCTCACGGTACGCCTGTGCCTTGTCCTGCGCCTCGGGCAGCAGGTCCGGCGACTCAGGCGCGAGGTTAAGAAGCTCCATGACCTGCTTCGGGTCCTCAATGACCTTGTACTGCCACAGGTTCAGCACGCGGTCCCAGCGGCCAGCGATGCTCTGCGGCAGGCCAGTGGTAGTCTGCGTGACCACGCGAAGCTCGTCGCCAGCGGGGATGCGGTCACGCTGGAACTGGAAGACCTCAATCATCCCCTCGTCGTCGTAGCTCTTGAGGATCTGGTTGGCGTCGCCAAACTCCTTGAGCAGCGACGAGCACTGCCACAGGCCCTCGGCCAGCGCCTCTTCCAGAGAGTGAATGGTGTCCTTAAGAACCTCGTCGTCGGTCTCCTGCAGCAGCTGGATAGCCTGCGCGGCTTCCACGCGACCGGGCACGCCACCTCGGCTGACCTCGTGCTGACCGGCGATATCCTGCGCCATCTGCGTGAAGCGCATGGACTCACCCTGCACCCACGACGGCAGCGCCTGAATCTCAATGAACTGCGGCGAAGCGTCGGGAGGACCGCCGGAGGCGCGCAGCACCTGACGCGGGCTCGCGTCCGGCTCGGCCTCAAGCTCAAGCGAGAACGGAATGAACCACTTGCCATTCGCAAGGTTCCGGTTCTCGATAATCTGCGACTCCACCCGGTTGAGCTCCTGCTGGGGACCGCGAATGTAGTCCATGACCGAGGCGTACCACTTGCTGTTCGCACGCTCAATGTGCCCGATGTGGGTAAACGGCATGTGCCCGTGTGAGTACGGGAAGTCGCCCTCGTGAATAATCTCATTCCCGGCATACACGACGTATGCGCCCTTCTCACGCGATGCGTTCGGTGGCTCCCAGTATTCGTTAACCACTACGCCGGGCAGGTTGGCATACACTGAGTCGGTGTAGTTGGCGTAAAGCCTGCCCTCAATGCCGGTGAGTACGTTGGTGTCATTGGAGTCGAACTTCTTGTTGTAACGCTCTTCGGCGGTCTCACGGTCAAGGAACTGCGAGTGGATGACCCAGCGGCAGTCAACCATTGACTTCGCGTACGGGTCAGGGTACACGTCGAACGGCGCACACACCGCCATCTTGGCGTCGGCGTCATTAGAGTCCCAGTACCACTTAAGCCATGCGTTACCAGTCGTCACGATCCAGAACGATGCGTTCCGAAGGCGGCGGTCCATCTTCCAGTCCTTGCGCCAGTTGCGATACTGGGCGTTCAGAACGCGCGCCATGTACTGATCGTCCTCAGCATCCGTCCGAGGCAGCGCCTCAACAATCGGGACGGTCTTGAGGATCTTGGCCCGCTCGCGGCGCGTGATGGGCATGCAGATGTTGTGGGTGGTCCGCTCGGTGCCCGGCGTCTGGACCAGCTCAATCAGGCGGTTGGTGGTCAGGTCCCACTCAACGTACTGCTCGCCGTTGACGTAGGCCAGATTCATCCACCAGTCGGGCTCCCAGACACGGCGGCTCTTGCGCGCGTACTCCTTACGCTCCGCGAGCTCCATGATGTCCAGCTTTGCGGGTGTCTTATCGCTGTCGTCAGCCATTAATCAAGGGCCACGGTGAACAGGCCCGAATCCTCCGCTGCAGCCTTGAACTTCTCCCACTCTTCAAGCTGCTTCTTAAGATCGGCGATTTCCTTGTCCAGCTTTGCCAGCTTATTCTCAGCTTTCTTGTCGCCCTCAATGCGCTTGCGCGCCTCGTTGGGCGTGATGTTGTAGATTGCGGCGATGCCTTCAATCATGCTCGTGACGCCGATGAAACAGTACGACGCCTCAAGGACTTCCACGCCGGGGAACACAACACCCCGCTCGTTATTGCCCGTGTTGAGACATCCTGCAAACATCGGATCAGGGTTAGAGTTGAACGCCTGCGCCGTTTCCAAAAGTTGCGGTGTAGTAGTCATAGCTTGTATTATATCATATTATAGCGGTTACGGAGCTTCTGGGACTTGATTTGGCTGCTAACTTGGTCCCATATCTGGCTATTTAGCGTGGAAACGGGCTTTTCTGCCGCCTGAACGGGCTGATTTCCGTAGAATAGCGTAGCAATGTACTGGGCAGCGTCTACAAGGTGGTCGTCCTTCTTACGTGGCCGCTCGGCCCCGTCGGTTTCGCGCTGTACGTTGATAGATGCCCACCTATACTGCTGGAATGCAACAGATGTCATGGGGCACTGGTCGGATAGTACCAAATCGCCCCTAACTAGCAGCTGATTTAGGGCGTTAATACGCGATGAGTAGTCTTTGCTGCCCAGCTGGAAGTGAAGTCCGTGCTCAGAGAACCAATACTGGATAGATTTCATGGATTCGCCCATGCGATTGCGAATCGCCGGGTCTGCAGCGCGATATTTGATGTTCTCGCCCTGTTCAAGCATCTTAATCGTCTTGGCAACGTCGTGAACGCTCATAGTCTGGTACGATTCGCGCGACATAGCATCTGTAGGGTCGTAAGTCTGCCACTCTCGGTACTGAATCCAGCGGGTTGACCCCGGCTTGCGCGCCCACCACACCACGGCGGTCGGGTTCCTGAGCCCCCAGTCCAGTCCCATAGCCCGCTCCCAGTCCTTCGGCGGCTCAAAGTGGCTGACGACGTGATTCTCCGGCGAGAACTCAAGAATCTGGCCCTCAAAGGCGTCGAACTCGCACAGCACGTAGCGCCGGACCCAGATTTCGGGCATCCCCAGCAGCGACTGCAGGTAGTTTGACGGCTTACCGGCGTCGTCGTAGAGGGTGGGGTTGTCGAATGACGTGGACCTAAAGTGCCGAGTGCCCTCCGGCGGGTTATTCACGAACCGCTCCCAGATCCAGTCGTGGCCGTTGGGGTTCGTAGCCAGTGCAATCAGCTGCCTGACGTTACTCTTGTCCCACTTGTGCCCCAGCTCGCGCGCCTCGGCGGTCGGCTGCTGCTGCCTGAGGCGGGTCTTGAGGCCGTTGAAGGCGTCTACACTGACCTCGGACGCCTCGTCAATGTACACGGCGGCAAGGTTCAGGGACATGTGCTTGCGCCAGTCGTCCAGAGAGCGAAACATCACCTCTGAGCCGTTGGGAAACATAATGCGGTCAATGTGCCCAGCCTGCCTGCGCGAGTCGCACAGGTCCCACAGGGTCGTGCCCTCATCCACATCGTCCGGGCGCATGGACAACAGGTTCACAAACTCGGTCTCGGTGGTGTCCCTGAGTGACGGGACCGACTGGCGGGCAATCATAATGCGACTGCCCGGCTGCGTCAGTGCAAGAGAAATGGCATCAGCACAGAGCGCAATAGTCTTACCTGATCCGACGGCTCCGATAGCCGCTTTCTCCCGTGCAGACGTAAGATGGAACGGAAGGTGGATGTCGAAAGGAGTATAGGCAAAGTGAACCTCGCTCAACTGAACAGCCCGTCCCTATTCTGGTCTAGGTCAGGGCTGTGCTTGCCCATTTTGTAGTCCCGTGTGATACTGCATGACGTGCAGATGTAGCGCTTGTCGTCGTGCTTCCTCATATTAGACGGGTGCTTGTGCGACTTGCAGCTGTAGCACTTGGGCCAGTCCTTCTCAAAGTCCTCAAGGCCGGAGGTTTCCTCGTACTTCTCGGCGGGTACGCCCTCGGATGCGCGCGGGAGCTCTTCATAGTGCTCCACGACCGCATGTCCGAAGGGGGTGTCCGGTGTAGGTACTCCTGAAACGACGACGATGTTCTGATTCCCACCTTCCTTGGGGTCGGTATCCTTGAAACTCATAGCATACTTCATCACAAGCGCGTACGCGCGCGAGCGGGCCATCCAGTCCTCAGACTCTAGGTCCTGCTTGAGAGCGGCCATCGCCTCAGGCAGAAGGTGAGTCATAGACTCGGCAGCGCCCAGCACGTTGTCGTGAACGTGCTGAGTGATCTGCTCGCGGATCTCCTGACGAAGCACCTCGCGCACCTCGTCTTGGATGTTCTCAAAGGCGAGCTTGCGCGCAATCTCGCGCTGCTCGGTTAGCTTGCCCTTACCCCCGGCAAGCCTATGAGACTCCTTGCGGCAATGGTCGCTGCAGTACTTGCGCGATGCGCGCGAGTCCTCAGGCAGCTTCTCGCCACAGTGAAGGCAGTATGTCGTCGTTCTAGGCAAGAGGCGGCACGTCGTCCATCGTCAGGCTGCGATCACCCTTACCGGAGTTACAGGGGTCACAGGCCGTGACGAGATTATTCATAGCGGTCAAAGCGCCGCCATCCTTCACAGACGTGAGGTGGTCCACGCGAAGCTCGCGGTCGCCGGGCTTAGCACCGCAGTAGCGGCACATAAACCCGTCACGCTTGAGCACAGACCAGCGCAGGTCGCGCGGGATCGTAATACGCTTCTTGTTAGCCAGATGAGCGTGATAGCGGCACTTATCCGTACAGAACTTAGCTGTCTTACGGATAGGAGTAAACTCCTTGCCGCAGGTCTTACACTTCTTCGGATCCAGCGGCAAAATCGCCCCTTTCAACTTGGTAATCGTGAAGGCGAGCCTTGAGCTCGGTCACGTTTGGATTACGCTCAAGCAGGCCCGGTGTCTTCTCTAGAATCCACCGAAGCCACTGGAAGCGCACCACCGTAGCCGACGGCGGCGCGTCGCGCGGCTCGTCAACTTCGTCTACGATATCCTCAGGTGTCAGCTGCTGTGGTTCCATGATGCTCCTTAAGTGGTCTTGTCCGGCCCACCTGTAGTGGGCGTGGAGTCGCTGGGCGGCGGACCCGCCACGGTCTTCTTGTAGTTGTAGGTGCGCGTCGGGATGCCGGGGTTAGCCGCCTGAAACTGCTGCAGCTGGGTGTCGCGCGTTGCCTTGCTGGACCAGCCGCCGTACTGAGTCGGCTTCCCGTAGGTGCCGGGAGGACCTGCCTCAAAGCTGTAGGGCGACTTCTTGGTGGTCTTGATTGCCCTAGTCCAGTAGTCAGGGTGACCGTTCTTGAACTTGGTCATCTGACTGTCGCGGGCCTCCTTCGTGCCCCAGCCTCCGTAAATCTTGATGTCCAGCCGCTCAAATGCGTACATCGTTACATCAGAGGTCGAGCCAACTCCGCCGAGGTCATTTGGCACCACGAAAGACCAACCTTCGCTGAGGTTCCGGCGGCGGGAGCTCACAGCGTCGTTTGAATTACCCTCAATCGTTGAGTAAGTCCCGTCTGAATACACCTTGTCCACAATGCCGACGTGCTTGCCGTTTTTAATCATCAACGCGCCGGAAACTGGCTTTGACTTAAGCCACCCTCGCTTCTGGGCTTCACTGTAAGTTGTGCCGGTATAACCGTGGCCAACCCCGCCCTTAGAGGTCGGCTGGTATGCCTTGTATCCACAGCGGTTTGCAACAAAAATCACAAAGCAGCCGCACCACGGCTGCGGCGAGGAGTAGCCGCCCTCCTGCCAGCACTTGTTGACGATCCACGATCCCTCCGAGTAGGTCGGTGGGTTGCCAGTGCCTCGGTTGTCGAGCTGTGGCTTTCTTTCGGAATGACCGAGCCACTTGCGGGCCTCAGCCAGTACCTTTTCTGCATTACTAGGCATCTTGCTCCTTTTCATACTCAAACTTTTGGTCTGCCGTGCCTGCTGTCGGTGTTTCCAACCGTTCCTTAAACATTTCAGCTCGTTCACGCAGGGTGGTGGTAACACCGCCTCCAAAGTTGATGGCGGTGGCCTGAATATGGCTGTCCGAAGTTCCGCCCCCATTGCTGTAAATGTTAACGATCAAGTAGTCGTTTGCGGTAACCGCTTTCCACGAAAACGCGACGCAGATAACATTGGTGGATGTACTACCGACAAAGCTGAGACCGCCGCTCGTGGGGCTGGAAAGGCTAATGCCGGAGGCGAGGCTGAGCTTGCCGGTGACACTGCCGACGGCGCCGCTTCCCACATAACTGATAACAAATTGACCGCTCCAAACATCGCCCACCTTGCCGTTGAAAGCGTGGCCGGTCAGGTTGTGCGTACCGACATTGAAGGTGCCGGGGGACCATGTGAGCGGACCAACCACGGTCGGACCCCCCGCAGAGTCAATCTTGTCGTCAAGAGCAACTAGCTTCGGAGCGAGCTCCTGCGTGTACTGAGGCACGTCAGACAGCATTGACTCCCCAGACAGGATCGGAATGCCATTTGGGTCGTACTCAACAGCCATTACTTAGCCTCCGTCTTCTTGATTTCCTCAAGCTGCTCCTTGAGCATCTTAACCTCTTCCTCGGTAATGCCTTCCTGTGCCAGCCGGTCTTCGATCATACCGCGTGTACTCATAGGCAGCATCGGCTCACCCTGCCCGCACTCGGGGAGGATGTCGCCGTTGGTGTCGAGCGTCGGCTTGCCCGTGTAGACGATGAAGTTCACGCCCGTGTATGGCGTCATGTTTTGACCCATGCCAGATACCCCTGTGACAGTCCCGGTGTTTGTGCCCAGTCCGTAAGCACTCTTATCAGATGCTCCGTCCCAAAGCGGATAACCACTGGAACCTGCGCCCCAGCCGACCATATTTTGATGAACGTGCTTCTGGATCCGCCAGTCGCCCCACCTATCTCCGGGAATAATGGTTCTGGTAGGACGGCTATCTTCGTCCGCGTATCCCCATTCAGGCGGTGTAACTCCCAGCGGCACACGTCCTCGCATGTCGGGCACGCGGAATGTGCTATCTGTGACGCCGTGGAAGGCGGCGCAGATTTCATATAGCGCGGAGAAGTACGTTTCGTCATACGACCGGCCATCACACAGCAGCCACCCGTTAGGGGGTGTACTAGCGAACCACATACCGTCGTGAAACCATCCCATCCACATCGTAAACATCCCGATGGGGAACGGCGTCACAGGGTCGGCAGGCTGCAGGTCGTTGAACTTAGAGTCCTTAATGTCGCAGACTCCGCCGCCAGTGCCAGCGTCAATAATCTGTGCGAGTTCCTGAGTGTACGGCGGAGTCTCAGACAGGTATGACTGATCCGACAGATACGGAGTCCCATCTGGTGTGTATTCGATGGTCATTTTGCCTCCGCAGTCTTAAGTGCCTCAAGCTGCTCCTTGAGCATCTTGACTTCTTCCTCGCCAATGCCCGCCTTTGCCAGCCGGGACTCAATCATCATGCGCGTGGTTACGGGCGCGAGTTCGCTAAGCGGCGAGATTCCAGCCGTTGAGCGACCCGCGTAGACGATGAAGTTCACAACGGTCTGCGGGTCTTGGTGGGATACGCCGTGGGCCGCAATGGCCTCGGGTGTGTAAGCCGAGAAACTGTGGGCGTTGATGTGAACCACGTAATCGCCCGGACCCGTTCCCTGCGACTCTGTGATGTTCGTCCGCCGGACACCGTGCGGCAGCGAGTTCCCGTTTGAGTCTGTGGCTGAAGTCACCATCGGCTGACCGGAATACGCAGCCCACTCGTTGATCGTTCCGACGTTGTAGCCGCTGCTGGTAGTCGGTGAGTTTGCGTACCCACTAGGGGCAACAGCGTGCGAGTGCGCCTTTGTGCGCCAGTCGCCCTGTCGCTCGCCAATGGCTGTTTCCACGCCCAGTACGTTGTCGTTCGGAATGTCGTGAGCGCCAACGGGTGAGCGGCCCCGAAGGTCGGGCACGCGGAAGGTGCCGTCGCCGTGGAAGTCGCTGTTGGCCGCGTGCAGTTCGGGGAGGTCCGCCGGGTCGTACTCTGACCCGTCACAGAGCAGCCAGCCATCAGGCGCAGTCGTTCCCATGAACGGGGCGATGATACCGGGAGGCATAAAGAACCCGCCTGTGGGCGCGGCCCACTCAGCGTCACGGTCAGCGTTGGACTTCTTGGTTAGCACCCAGCCAGTCTCGCCACCCAGCAACCACGAGTCGTCGTAGACGAGGCTCGGGTCCGCAGGCTGCAAGTCGCCGTACAAAGAATCCCTCGGTGGACCGGGCGGTCCCTCGGCCCCCTCACTGCCGGGCTCGCCTTCCAGCGAGTCAAGCCACTCCTGCTCGGTGCCCACAAAGCCGTTCTCAACCGCAAGCTCGTACGCGCTCTTGCCATCAGCGCCGTCAGGGCCGGGAACGGTTGAGTCAGCGCCCGGAGGTCCTGCGGGGCCCGACTGAGGCTGGTATACCCAACTTCCCATTTAGCAATGTCCTCCCATGCCTGTATTATAGCACAATTTAGTGCTTATCGTTTCCCGTGAACACGTACGCAAGGGCAGCGCCAAGGAGTGCAAAGAACCCTGAAAGTGCTGCTTCGTCAACTTGCTTGTCCACCAGCGGAGTCAGAATAAGCATCAACCCCAGCGAGAGAAACACACCAATCGCTGTGATTACCCGAAGATCCCACTTCATTCATCTTCGGCCTCCGGTTCACGCTCCTCCTGAGCGATTCGCTCCTCAAGCTTGGCGATCAGCGCCTGCTTGAAGTCCTCAAAGCTCTTGGCCCCGCGAACTGACTCAAGGATGTCCACGTTGCGGCTCACCGAGTTGCCGTTGACCTTGATCCCGTACTTGTCCACCTTCAAGCTTTCCCCGGCGCTGCCGAAGATCCAACTCATCGCTGCGCTTGTTGTCTCCCCGAAGTCCCATGTGAACAAGCCGTAAGTGCCGGGGTTGTGCCTGAAGTAGACCTTGGTCTGGCCGCTGTAACTGCTATTGAACGACATGATCTTGTCGCCCTTGGTGGCGTACCCGTCCCAAATAATCGGGGTCGGCGCGCCGGTAAAGGTGATCCCTGTGCTCGCAACGCCGTTGTCGTGATTCTCCAGTTCCTCCCGGTTAATCGGGTCGGACAGCAGCGGCACGTCAATCGTGAACGGCGACTCGTATTCCGACCATACCCAGCTGGTGTTGGTTCCCCAGTCGCCTTCCGGCGGGGGTGCGTAAACAACCGTGAACCCGAACTTGGTGTAGGTGCCTTCGTCGGTCTTGGTCCCTGAACGGATCATGTAGTGAGTAGACCGTCCAACGGAGTCACTCCACTTCAACTGCTCACCGTTCATCTTGTTGTAGAGGCTGTTCGCAACCTCGTGGAACGTGTCGTCCTTCTCGCACCGGATGTTGATTCCGGTCACGGTGTGGTATGCCCCAGTCGCTGCTGAGCCGTTTGCGCGCATGTCGAAGCTCTTGGTGTTGTCATCCCCAAGCTCGCCATCGCTGTACGGAAGGGCGACCTTGAACCGGGGGGCTCCCCCAGCACCGTCCTTGCCGGGTTCGCCGTCTTCGCCTTCAAGCGACTTAAGCCACTCGGCCTCGGTGCCGACAAAGCCGTTGGCCTTGGCAATCTCGTAGGCGCTCTTGCCGTCGGCTCCGTCGGCGCCGTCCTTGCCGTCAGCTCCGGGAAGGCCGTCCTTGCCATCAGCGCCGGGCAGGCCGTCCTTGCCGTCAGCGCCGGGCAGGCCGTCCTTGCCATCAGCGCCGGGCAGGCCGTCAACGCCGTCCTTGCCGTCAGCGCCGGGCAGGCCGTCCTTGCCATCAGCGCCGGGCAGGCCGTCAACGCCGTCCTTGCCATCAGCGCCGGGGCCGCCCTCAAGCGACTCAAGCCACTCGGCCTCTGAGCCGACAAAGCCGTTGTCCTTGGCGACAGCGTAGGCGCTCTTGCCGGGGGGTCCGGGAGGGCCGGGAGCGTCGCTACCGCCGCCGCCCCCTGTAAGCGGGGGATACACAGCCATTATGCGACCTCCGCAAACCAGACAATCTGGACACTCGGTCCTGCAGTAGAAACGTGGTACTCAGCGCCGGGCGAGCGGCTAAAGGAAGCCGAGCCCTCGGGCTTCACCAGAAGTCCCGCACCGGGCGAGGCCGTGGCTGAGATGTAGATAGGGTCGGTGTCTGACTGGTTCTGAATAATCAGGTTCAGCCGGTCGGTGTCAGACGGTACGACATAATCGGTGCCGCTCGCGGTAGCCTGTGTGGTGGTCGCGGCGGTGCCAAGCTCAATAGACGTGTTCCCGCCCGTGCCGCCTTCGACCGTGACTTTAAGATTCCCGGCCTCAGACCGAAACGGCTGGAACGTGTCGTTCTCGTCAACGGTCATAGGCAGGCCGCCGACCTCAATGCCGGTGAAGTCGCCGTCCACGTTGTAGTTTACGTGCCCGCCCTCAAAGGGAATGCCGCCGGTAACCTTAAGCGCTCCGGTGGCGTCAGTCTGTAGTACGGTGTACTCGCCGTCAGCCACAAGGCTGCCGGATGAGTCCTTCCTGATAACAAGTGCGACTACACCTGCATCGCCGCCGCCTGCACCGGGATCGCCGGTCTGTGTGCGACCGTCAATTGCATGCTGGCCCATTAGAGCTTCACCTTCCCATTTGCGTCGAACTCAAACCCAAGATCCTTGAGGATGAGAATGATGTGTTCACGTCGCGGTGGAGGCCCGAGAGGCCCGCGTCGCCCACGGGGTCCGGCATCACCCTTCGGTCCCCGGACGCCCTGTGGGCCCTGTACACCGGCCACGCCCTGAAACCCTTGCTCTCCCTGTACTCCGTCGCGCCCACGCGGTCCAGCAGGTCCTTGTACGCCTGCCGGGCCTCTGACTCCTTGAGCCCCCTCAAGACCACGAGGTCCGGGCTCTCCCCTAAGACCTCTTCCGATGGGACCGGGCTCTCCGACGTCGCCCTTGGGCCCTCGGGGACCGCGCGGACCTTCTGGCCCCTGCGCGCCCGTAGACCCGCGCTCGCCGCGAGGACCAACAGGCCCAACAGGGCCGCGCTCGCCTTGGTCGCCCCGGTCGCCCGGCGGTCCCTGATGGCCGATGACTTCTTCAATGAGTCTCCCAACTGGCACTAGACGCCCTCAACGAAGACCCGCGTGTCAGCCGGACTCACCTGCGCGTCCACAGCCACACCGTAGAACTCGTTGGGATGCTGAGTCTCAAGCACAATGGTCGAACCGTGCGTGAGCACCGTCCCGTTATCAATCGTGACATCCGGGCCACCGAAGTACAGGTCCGCGCCGGACAGGTTCTGCACCATGACGCGAGCAGCGCCGGGGTAGTTCTCAGCGTTCCAGATCAGGGTCGCGGTCGTACCGACCTCCACCGCGTAGGTGTGGTTAGCAGCAACGATGATCGGGGCCGGGACGTACTCTTCCAGCACGTTGCCGTACTGAGTCTCCGGATCCACACTGATAGGCCAAGTATAGGGATCGGCCAGCGGAATGACGTGACCGGGGTTAGGGAGGCGGTTAGTTTCGCCCATTAAGTTCCTCCTGAGATGGTGGCGGGGGGAGGAATCGAACCTCCGGCTGTGGATAATGAAACCACGATGTTGCCATTACACCACCCCGCAACTGACTAGTCTTCCTGCTGGTCCTTCTTCTTGCGCTTCTTCTTGCTGGGCTCAACGGGAACCTCAAGCCCGCGAATCCGGCCCTCGTACTTCGTACCGGGACCGTCGTAGGCTCCCCGGCTGGCCACAATGTCGCCGGGGTCAGACGTCTTCTTGGCGCGCACCGGCTTCTCCGGCGCGTAAGGCGCGAGGCTCGGCACGTCGGGCGAGTACTTCATGTACTCCCACGAATGCCCGGAGCCGGTCTTGCAGGCGTCGTAGCGTGCAACGCACCAGCTCAAGAAATCCACGTTCTGATAGTTCGGGTTGGCGGTGCCCTCACCGTCAACGTCCTTGAACAGATACTCTTCCACATCGGCAGCCAGCCGCTCAGCGGCCTTCTTCCACGGATCAATGTTCCGGGTCATGCCTCGGTCATTGAACCAGTAGGTCACGCCATTAGAGCTATCAACATAGGCCATTTGTGCCTCCTAGAAACTTATCGTGGCTACATTATAGCACACATTACCACCAGTACATCATCTGGTACACCACAATCGCTACCATTACCGCAAACAGTACGAAAAGCCACATTACTCAGCTCTCCCGGTCGCCACGTACCAAATTGCCCAAATCAGCCCGGCAATTGCCGCAGTTAGGACGACATAATCAAGGATGTACACGTCACGAGACCCCCCACCAGACAAACAGGCAAAACGCGCCCGCCATCCACGCCAGCGTGACGTAATCCCAAAGCCCCCAGCTGCTAGAAGTCACGGTCTCCCTCCTCATAGCGCGCCTTGACGTGCTCATACCACTCCGAGGGGGCCGTCCAGCTGCCCGTCGGGGTCGAACCGGGGTCCCAGTCTTTGACCAGCCGCAGCGGCGCGCGGTAATGGCGGCACGACGAATCGCACCAGCTGCACGGGTTGGCCGGATCGCAAAACGCGATGGAAGCCTCCATCTCAACATGGGCCTCGTCCTCTAGCAGCATCTCGTACAGCGCCATCGCAAGCTCGCGGGCCGAGTCTTCCGACAGGTGGATGCTCATTGCCCGAGGGCCCTCGTAGGACAGCTCAAGGAAGTCCAACTCAATTCCCGAAACAACCTCATGTGCGTCCATGAACTTCATCTCATCCGACATTGATTCGCTCCTTTCGCCGCCGCAGCAGCGTCTTGACATATGCGTCCCGCATTTTTTCCGATCCCTGCACACATTTAACACAGGTCGCCTCAACTCCGGGTGCCGGACGATAGTTTTTGTGGCATTTGACACATTCTCTGTGCCTTTCCGGGTTATTCGCCCGGAACGAGGCGCAGTCGGTGCACCTCTTATAGCTGGTACGGATCGGCCAGAAGGTCTCGTCGCACACCTCGCAGTTGATCTTCCGCTTCGGTGCCCAAGACACGTCTCGGACCACTTGGCACTCCCCGCAGTACTTCCGCTTCTTGTTCATCATGACCATTTCCTGCCCACACTCTTGGCAATTGGCTGTTGCCTGCGCCATGTCGGATCCTTTCTCCGTTGGTGTTAGGTGGAGTTTAGCACATCCGCCCGGAGATTCCCCAACGCGGCCACAAAAAGCTTTGTTTAGATGTGTCTTCTGGTTGGTATAGCTATTCCCCTACGGGGAATAGCTTAACCAACTGACATCTTAAACATAGAACGGTGAAACCATTGGGGATCCTTTTCGCAGGGGTTGGATTTCACTCCGCTTCCCCGTGTCTGCGGCAAGAGATCACACCGTCATACAGCAATCACCTGATCCATCTGCAACTGTGACACGGTGTCACTGTGCCCTGCCAGCTACCGTTTGCGTGGTCGCGCGCAAAATCTTGTTTCGTTCGTAGATTTGCCACCTCCCCCACCCGTACCGATTGTGAGGTCCGCCCCGCCCCGGTTGTCAAGTATCACGGTTCTACCGGAACATCACGGATTGTTCCGGTGGAACCGTATCACCTTGACACCTGATCGGGTGGGTGCTAGTGCAGGGGTCATACGGTCAGACGGTCGCGTGTAGCACAGTCACACACAATCCGCAAGGGCTATGTAATACGGGAACACAATCGGGCGCGACCCATCCGCCGGGTGATAGTGTTCTTGTTGCGCGAGGGGGGGAACCCTCGCACTACCCGAAGGAGACACAACAATGTCAGAGACGATTCGCCGCTGGTCCATCATTGACCACGCCACCCGCGCCACGTCGGCCGGGTCGTACTGGTCGTTTCAGTACGCTGCCGACCGACTCAACCGTGGCACGAACGTAAAGAGCCCGGCCACGATGGGCCGCGCGGTCGCGTCCATGCTTGAGCCCGCCGGGCGCAAGCGCGCGGGCGGCGCGAACCACGGCGGCCCGTACGGGCGCGGCGCGTCGCAGTCGCAGCATGTGATTGACACGGCGCTCGTTATCGCATGGCGCGCGGGCGGCTACGGCGGAATCCCTAACGTGGATCTGGTGAGGCGAACCGCCGACGCTATCCGGTGCTCCGGTGCCTACGCCATCGCCGAGGGCACAGCCTCCGCGCGGATCGGTGAGCACAAGGCCAGCGCGTCCGGACTGCTGGACGTTGGCCACGACGGCTTGACCCGCCCGAGCATCTACGGTCTGCTCCGGCTGGTCGAATTGGGCGTCCGGTAGGCCCGGCCGCGGGCGTCGCGTGGGCGATGAGCGTCTTACGGAAGGACAGCAGGAAACGCTAGCCCACCATCCCCCCGCTTCGGGCAATCCGGAGCGGGGGGGTTTTTTTTTCGTTGGCGCGGTCGGCTTATCCTTTGCGCGGTCCATCGTACAGCCGCCGCCGCATCCGTATCACCCGACTACCCGTAACCCTTGACACTCACCACGAAAGGACTATGATCCCTCGCATGACTACCACTACCGACACAAACACATTCCGCCATCCGCGCTACGCCCTGCTTACTGCGGGCACGGCATCGCCTAAGTTGGCAAAAACGACTACCGACACTGCTGGTTTCGCATCCGTGATTCTGCACCTCGCGCCGCACGTCGCAAGCGGCCGCAATGTGTGCCCGTGGGCCGCATCCTGCGCGGCTGTCTGCCTCAACACTGCCGGACGTGGCCGCATGGATTCCGTGCAGCGCGCGCGCATCCGTCGCACGCGGATGCCGACGATCTGCGCCGATTCGTGAACGCTTGCGAGCGGCAGGGCTACGCACCAGCGGCACGACTCAACGGGACTAGCGATCTGCCCGTGTGGCGCTGGCCCGCGTTCGACGACTACATGGATGAAGTGTGGTTTTATGACTACACGAAGCGCCCCCCGGCATTGTGGCCGGACGTGCCCAACTACCACCGGACCTATAGCCACGACCCCGGCAACGATCCCGCGCATACGCGCGACGCCCTCGCCGCCGGGCACAATGTGGCTGTGGTGTTCGACTGTAAAAAGTCTGCCCCCTTGCCCGCGACGTGGCAGGGCGTGCCCGTGATTGACGGCCGCACGCATGACTTCCGCTTTACCGATCCCGCCGGGATCGTGGTTGGCTTGTCTGCGCTCGGTAGCGCGAAGGGTAGCGCGCTTGCCTTGTAGCGCGACAAGCCACGGGGCCAGCCGTGAGGGTAGCACGGCTGGCCCCGCCCTACCGTTTGCGGCTTCCCCCGCGCTTGCGCGGTCGCTGATGCTGCAGGAAGTCGCTGCCAATGCCTAATGGATACCTTACAACTCTCTAACAAATCCATCACATCTAAGGAGTACAACTAGTCACATGGATACTTCACTCACATACGCAGCCAATACCATTCTACAGACCTACGGGGGTGCCCTTGCTGTGGCGCTGCTCGGCCCATACTCCAAGAGCGTGGACGAGAAGCGCGGCGGGGTTGAGTTCCCACAGGAAACCCCGCAGGGACACCGTGTCACCGTCAAAGTGGTCAACAACTTTTGGGACTACTTCGACGTGTACATCACCGTGGACGGTCACGACAAGCCTAGCGTGCGGCTCACCGAGGACGACGACGTGAACCCGCAGACGCTGGCGACCGCGTGGAACCTGCCAGAAGTCGTGAACGAGATGCTGTCCACGGTGGACGACATTTTCCCGGCCACTCCCGCCGAGGACTACGACTGGGAGAACGTCTGATGCCTATGGGCTACGAGTCCGACTTCCCCAACGAGATCCGCGTGGACCTGTTCTACGACGAGATCATGGCCATCTATTCACTTATCTGCAACAAGTGGGGGTGGACAGAAGGCGAGCGGTATGCTAACAAGATGCCTGTGCCGCTGCATGCGGCGCTGGCAGCCCTTTCCGAAGCCGTGGAGGTTGACGAATGAACGACAGCAACACCATCTACATGAACGACCCGCAGTACATTGAGGAGGTGTGCGTGGGCTTTGGCGACCCAGAGTCGCGCGACGGCACCTACCACAACCTGTACCTGCAGAAGTACGACGACGACACGCGCTATAGCGTGTGGGACGAGTTCGGCGCTCGCACCGAGTTCACATGGAGCCCCAGCGACTACGCCGACGACGCGCAGTCGTTCGACGGCCTGCGCTACATCTTCGCGCAGGTGTACGACGACATTGACCCGGAGGTGAGGCCGTGACTGAACAACAGGAATGGGCACTGACCCTGCTGGATGCCGAGGAGTCCATCATTGGCGAGGACGAGGACTACAACGTGCTGGCGTATTCGCACTCGCGCGGGCGTACGGTCCTCATAGACGAAACAGGCGAAGTCTGGTACGCTGACTGGCGACCATTGGAGGATTGGCATGTCTGATACAACGATCAACGTCACCTACACGCTCGTCTTTGATGAGGAGCGCATGAGCGAAGTCTTTATCACGGCCTGCGAGGGTGGCATCAACTACTGGGCACAGGTGGACGAGTACGACTACGCCGCCGGTACTGCTGTGCTCACATTTGAGGATGAGCACGGCAAGACTGACCGGCGGTACGTCACCAGCGGCGTGGTGATGGTGGCAGCAGGGCTGCAGCGAGCCGCCGAGCACGGCATGACTGACATCGTGGACCGCTGCCACAGCGGCGACTACGATGCAGCCGACGCGGATGCTATCATCCAACTGGCTATGTTTGACGACGTAATCTACGGATAAGGAGACTGACGTGGGTATTGACATCTACATGCACTGGGACGACATGACCGGCGACGAGAGGAAGGCGCAGTACACCGGCTTCGACGGCACCGCTGGCAACGTGGGCTATCTGCGCGAGGCGTATCACGGTGAGCCGTATGCAACGGACACTCTGGTGCCCGAAGCCTTTGCGTGGACGGAGAAGATTAGCAACCTGATGGAATGCGCCGAGATGGCAGGCTCGGAGTTGCCGGACGACCTGCTTGACCTGCTAAGCCGAGGCGTCCCTATGCAGGCTGAGACTTTGGTGGACAGGCTGGGCGAAACCGTCCTGCGTGCGCGTGAGCGCATTGACAAGGTGTACCCAGACATGGACCCCGACACCGCTGACCTTGTGGTATCATCGTTCATCTCATTCGTTGATCTGGCGCTTGCGAAGCAGGCAGAAGGGAGAAACATCTATGTTTACGCCAGCTACTAAGCCCACCATGCGCGAGCAGGTTGAGAGCCTTGCTGACGCATGCAGGTGGGAACTTGCTGACCAGTGGGAACTGATGCTGCACGCTGACCAGCACGACAAGGGCAACGAGCACTACACCTACGCTGTGGTAGAGCGACGTGACCTAGATAACAAACGGCTAATGACGCTGTACCCTGACCGCGAGTCAGTGCATACGGCCATCATTGAGGCCATCACCGACACCACCTGCCACTGGTGGCCAGAGTTTGTATGCGACTTCCGCGAGTGGTATCCCGCTGCGAACCGCATCGCTGTGGACATCAAGGCATCGTGGCGTGGACACGATCTTTAGTGTGCTATCATTCATCGCAGGGTTTGTCGCATGGACAGCCCTGTGTGTCGGGGGCGTAGCCCTCATCTGGCTTCTACTAGAAAGGATGGAGAAGTGACCGACGATCTTGACATCACCATTGAGGACTTTCTGCAGATGGCTGGTCCCGAAGTGACCGAGCCTATCAACAAGATGCTGTCTGCCATGATTGAGGATGGTGCTGACATCTTTGAGATTGCCAGCACCAGCGATGCGCTGGAACGGCTCACCAACCTGCTGTTCGTTGCTGTTCTGGACGAGGGCAGGGAGGCCGATGCTTCTGATGAAATGACGGCTGAGATGCTGGGCATGTGCGAGGGCATCACGCGCGCTGTCATTGTTATCAACCGCTTCATGGCCTACCACGCAGCGGTTCAGCTGCTGCCCGAGTCCGGGCCCGAGGACGACGATGCCTAACCCGGTAGCGTTTCCGCTCTCGGCTGGCGATCTGGTCCGCGTGTATTCGCGGCACGGAGGTTTCCTTGTCGGTGACTTTGTGCGTATTGTCACAAAAGGACGCGACAAAGGTAAATACTTGGTAAAGACACAGGGCCGCGTGCACCCAAAGGCGTACGACATGGTGTATCCTGTGAATGACGGCATTCGTACAAGAGAGCGAGGCCGTTATGAGGTAGAAGATTATAACTCAACTACGAAAGTAAGTAAAAGGAGGCGACGGGCGCGTGGCTAGCAATGGTGAATGGGGTACGCTGGCCAACGACTCGTCAGCGCAGGAGAGGTGGGAGCGGTGGTCACTCTTGGACCCCCTCCCGCCTCCCGGCGTGCACAAGAAGCTGGACGCTCTATGCGAGCGTAAGGCCCTGACCCATGACGACTTTGTAGCAATCGGCACAAAGCTTGGCTCGTGGGCAGGACGCGAGGCGCTGGTGTACTTCTTCCCTGATGGGGTGAAGTACCGCGTACTAGAGGACGACACGCGAGCATCCGAGCCGGGGGCCCGCTGGGTATCAGGCAAGATCGTGCCGTCCGACAAGAGGCAAAGCCTCGGCTGCATCGTGGCCGAGGGCGAGACCGATGGCGCTCAGCTACACAGGCTGTGCCCGGACTACGACGTGCTGCTGCTCCCTGCGGGTGCGAAGCACATCACCGACACCATCGGTGCTCAACTCAAGAAGTACCCCGAGGTATTCCTTGCGCTCGACAACGACGCTGCAGGCAACGAGGGAGCGACGAAGCTGGCCGAGGCTGTGCCCGGCGCGCGTCGCATGCTCCCCGGTGACTACAAAGATTGGTGCGAGTATGCTAAGGCCGAGGGCCGTGACCCGATTGACCCCAACGACTTTGCTGCTGATGTCACCCGAGTCACGTTCTCGCTGGGCGAGGTGCTGCAAGCCTCGCTTGGAGACTACGAGGACAACCATTGGTACAAGGTGCCCATCCTCCCTGTGAACGGGCTGGCTGTGCTCCATGCTGCCAAGAAGTCAGGCAAGAGCTTCGTTCAGCTGGAATGGCTGCGCTCGTTGGCCACAGGTACACCGTTCGCTGGCACCTATGAGCCCGTGAGCGACAAGCCTGCCGACGTGCTGCTGTTCCAGTTTGAGGTGCTGCCCTTCGACTTCCAGCAGCGTGCGTACGTCATGTGGCGTGACACGCCGGAGGATAAGCGGCACCTGTTGGAGCAGCACTTCTACACCTACCATCTGGGGGATGGCACCATCCCTCGCATGCGGGTGAGCGATGGGCTGATTGACGTCGTGCGCCGTGCTGCGGAAGAGTGCGGCGCAACCGTGCTGGCATTCGACCCCATCCAGCGCATGACAGGCGCAGCGGACCAAGCCAAGAGTAACGAGATGGACCCGCTGCTTGACATGTTTGCACAACTACAGGCTGAGGACTTTACCGTAATATTCAGCCACCATAACAACAAAGCAGGCGGCAAGGCGAGCCGTGATGCTAACAGTATGACAGGTACACAGCGATTTAGCGGTGACCCTGATACACTGTGCAGCATCTGGCATGACAAGTATTCTATGATCGCTGACGACAACCCAGACCGTATCAAACAGCGTAATCTGACGTGGGAGCTGCGTAACGGTGCGGCATCTGGCCGCTCGTTCACCTTGCGCCCTGATTCAGACAATGCTACACTCGTCAACATCACATTCGACGAGCTTATACATGACGCATCAGGGTTTGACGACGACGAAGGTACAGACCCTGCCATTGTGTAATGTAACATCAGCCGATGTTACATGTAACATCAAGTGTAAGTTGAGACTAGGAGGAATGTAATAATGGCATCATTTGCAACTATCAGTGACGCACAGAGTTTCGTTTTTGACGCAAGCGAGTTTCTTGACCACCTTGCTGACGAGCTCCGGTACGAGACCGACCCGAAGGAGCGGGGTCGTATCAAGGCGCAGATGGATGAGGTGCAGAATCAGGTGCTCTTTGCGGATGAGTGGATTGCCACCCGCAACTAGGCCCGCTCGTCCTATGTTCAGTTGTCTCTGTGAGTCTGTCTGGGACTGCTAAAGGCAGTCCCAGACTCTCTGACAACAGAACATAGCGGGAAGTGCTTTTATTGGGCATCCTTTTCGCCGAAGTTTGTTTGACCAGCTTCCCGCGCAGCACACCAAAGTGTGCTATAATCCACCCAACAGCTGCCAGAGGCAGCGTTTCCAAAGACAAGGAGAAGTTATGAGCATCACCGAAGAGACCGCTAAGCGCGCCGTGGCTATGGCTAATCACGGTGCTGGCGGGGCTGAGCACAGCGTCTACGGCACGACCTTTGTGCCCGGTGGCGAGGAGGCCCCCGACGTGGTGGCCGCCATTCTGGACGAGATCGCCAAGTCGGACAGCAATCGCTTTGTCCACATCCACATCAGCTGGGACCACACCTGCAAGTCCGACTCCCGGCGCACCGAGCCCGGCATTGAGGTCAGCGGCTTCCTGAACGTGCCGCACTACGAGGCACTGCACGGAGAGGCCGCGTAGTGGAGGCCCCTGTCGTCACCGTCGCACACCAGAGCGATCACGAGGCTCGTGAGAAGGCCAAGATGGTGCCCGGTACGTGGTACGACCCGGCCTCCCGCTCGTACCTGCTGCGAGTGGACCACCTTTCGGCGGGGCAGCGCGCATCTATGATGCGCCTGTTCCCCGAGGTGGAGCTTCCGCCCGAGCCTACGTACGACCCGGACTTCCGGCCCATGAACGTCGCACCGTCACTGTACGCAGATTGGAATGCCTTTAGCCTGCTTCCGAGTATGCCTGAGGACGTGCGTGACACGTTGTACCGCTACCAGCTAGAGGATCTAGGCTACCTGACTCGCCGTATGCGCGAGGATGGTGCGGCCTACCTCGGCTGGTCGCGTGGGCTGGGCAAGACTCTCGGCTCCATCGCTGCGGCGCTTGAGCTGGGGGTGAATAAGTGGGTGGTGGTGTGCCCCAACTCGTCGAAGGAATCCGTGTGGCGTCCTGAGATTGGGAAGTGGGCAGGCACCCGCTGGGACGTAATCAACATGCAGGGCAACAAGAATCAGCGCGCCCGTGCCTGTAAAGCGTTTGCACATTCGGCCAGCGCAGTACTGCTCGTCCATTACGAGGGCTTGAGACTCCTAGACCCTAAGGATCTGGGCACCCTTGACCTGATCGTTGTTGACGAGGCTCACCGGCTGGCCAACGGCTCGGCTTCACATAAGTCGCCAATGTTCTACAAGGCACTTATGAAGCTCAATGCTACTTACAGGCTTGCTATGTCAGGCTCTATTGTAGTGAATAACCCTGAGGATGTATTCGGTGCACTACATTGGATGTACCCTGACCGTTATGCATCTAAGTGGCGTGACTGGAACAACCGCTTCCTCGCCTACACAGTAGGCGCGTGGGGACGTGAGTTCATGGGCATCAAGTCCGGTATGCTGCAGCCTATGCAGCAGGAGCTTGGCGGACTCATGTGCGTGCGCCGCAAGGAGGACGAGCTTCCTGACCTGCCGGACAGGATTGACAAGACGCTGGAAGTAGACCTCTCGCCGCCTCAGCGCAAGGTGTATGAGGACTTGGCTGAGAAGTTTATTGCTGAGCTTCCCACAGGGGACGTGCTTATGACGACCTCAGTGCTGTCTCAGCTCACCAAGCTCAGGCAGATTGCGACCGGGCTGGATCTCGTTGACGAGAAGATCGTGGATTCGTCCAAGATTGATCTCGCCGTGGATCTGGTGACCGACAACCTGCCTAACAAGACCGTCGTATTCGCGTGGCACCGTGCCACCGTCCGGGCGTTTGAGGCCCGCATGAACGACGCTAAGATCCCCTGCCGGGCGATCACAGGCGATACGAAGGCAGCCACGCGCGCTAAGTACGTTCAGGAGTTTCAGGAGGATCCTGACGTCAAGGTGATCGTGGCGACCATCAAGACTCTCGGCGAGGCCGTGACGCTGCATGCAGCCAGCGACCTCATCTTCCTTGAGTCTAGCTGGACCCCGACCGACATGGAGCAGGCGGCTGACCGTGTGCACCGTATTGGTCAGACCAACCGCGTGACGATTACCAACATCGTCGCTCGGGACACCGTGGACGTACAGCGGGTGATTCCTACTGTGCGTTCTAAGGACCAGATGCGCCGTATGGTGCTGGGAGGTAAACTGTAATGGATCAGTTTGAGGGGCTGGCTACTGCCATCCCCGTGGAGAAGTTTTCGGCTGGCGCGCGTGATGTGTCACTGCCTCCGGGGATCGTCGTGAAGGTCTACGTCACCCCTCTGGTGGAGAGCGACGTGCCTCCGGGGTTTTTGTCGGGTACTGTCGGTGTGACGTACCACGCTAAGGATTACCCAAAGCTGGCAAAGGCGATCAATCAGGAGTACGGGGACGCAAACGGTCACCTGAACCTTACCGCGCTGGCCTCTAACGAGATCATCTCCACTGGACGTGGGAGGGCGCAGAAGGTATGACCTCTTCCGAGCAGCTTTCAGAGCTCCTTGACAAGCTTCACATGCTCAAGGAGGATTACCAGATGAAGGACGACCTCGCCAAGAAGGCGAAGCGCGAGCACGATGCGTTTCAGGCCGAGGTCTTTGAGCTCATGCGGGAGACCGGGCTGCGTACCGTGAGGACGGACGTGGCCACGTTCGCCACCAAGAGCACGTTGTATGCTAAGGTACAGGACATGGACGCCTTTACCGAGTGGGTAAAGACGACAGGTCTTGAGGACGAGTTCTTGCGCCAGAAGGAAGTAGGTGCTAGACTCAACGAATACGTGCGGGAGGCTGTCAACAACGGCACCCCGCTCCCTGAGGGTACTACGTGGTATCCTCGTGAATACATCTCTATCACTAGCGAATAGGAGAACCCTATATGAGTACTGATGTGACGACTACTACGAACCCCGCGCTCCCGTCCCTGTACGAGACCGTGGACAACCGCGACCGCCAGCTGCCCAGCATCTATCTGCTGCAGGGGCTGTCGCAGGCAGTGCAGAACGGCATCGGCAAGTCGGGCGAGGTCATTGTCGGCCTCGGCGCAGACGACCCCGAGCCCACGTTCCTTATCGGGGGCGACTCCGGTAACGACAGCTTCACCGCCTACATCCTTGACCGCCGCCGGTCCTACGCCCGCTTTGAGCAGGGTGGCCAGATGGACTGGCTTGACAAGGATGAGTACGACGCCGCGCGTGCCAACGGCGACCGTGACGTGTGGGTGAACCACCACTACACCATCCTCGTCCCTGAGGTTGACGCGACCGTGCCGATGCGCCTGATGCTTAGCCGTACGGCTGGCCTCAAGCCGAGCAAGGCCCTCAACTTCATCGTGGACCGTGCCGTGGCGATGGGCCAGATGCCCGTGGCTAAGTTCTCGGTCGGCGAGGCGTCGTCCCGCACCACCGGGGCGAAGTACAGCCTCTTCTCTGTGACGTCGGCTGAGGCGACGCAGGAGGGGCTGGACGCGGCCACGAACATCCAGTCGTTTGTGGCGCAGGGGGCCCAGCGCAGCCGTGAGGACGCGCCCGTGGCCCTGAACAGCGGCGACCAGCCCGACATCTAGGATGTCGCCTGCTAAGCTGCCGTCCACTCATGGCTTCCCCAAGGGCAGTCCTGAGTGGGCGGCGGCTCGCAGGGCTTACCGGCGTGCTAAGCGCGACCGGGAAACCTACGAGCTGAGAAAGGCCATAGTACCTATGACCGAAGGAACGATTGAGCACCAGTCAGCAGTCCCCACAGATGATCGCCCCGGCTACATGTCGGACGCGAAGTACGTCGTGGCTGTTGACACCGAGACCACCGGCTTTGTCTGGGAGGGAGAGGACCTTCCCTTCCTCGCCACGGTCTCCGATTACGACAGGGACTGGGTGTATTACCTCCCGCTCCCTGAGGACACAGTTACACCGTCGCAGGCGGAGGACCTTCGTACCATTCTGGAAGAGGCAGATGTCCTCATTTTCCACAATGCGAGCTTCGACATCCTTATGCTCGCTGCGTATGGTATTATGGAGGTAGATGAGCTACTTAGTAAGGAGATTCACGACACTGATCTGCTGGCTCGGGTTGTCAACTCGCGCGAGCCGAACTATCGTCTTAAGTCTCTCGCCCAGAAGTACGTTGATGCAGAGGCGGCGGACGGTGAAGAGGCTGTACGCGAGACGATGCTTAGCATGGGCCTTATCCGTAAGCTCAATCAGCGTGCTCTGCCACCTCGTGCTTACTATGACGTCTGGCGTGCCTCCCCTTCGACGCTTGAATACTACGCGGCCAAGGATACCCGCATCACGTACGATCTGTTCTACGCCCTCCAAGAGAAGGCCACCGAGCGCGATCTTAAGGTTTACGAGATGGAGCGTGCCCTGCTGCCGACCATCATCCGTATGGAGTGGCGAGGCGTCCATCTGGACGCCGACCGCACGGCTGACCTTCTCGGTAAGCACGAGGTCGAATACGAAGATGCGCTTAAGAAGCTGTACAAGTACAACGGCGGCGTGGAGTTTGACCCGAACAGCCGGGAAGAGCTGGTCCCGTTTGTGGAGTCGGCGGGCATTACGCTTACGCAGCGCACAGACAACGGGGGAGACCTCAGGGTGGACAAGGGAGTGCTGTCGAAGTACGAAGACACGCACCCTGAGATCGCAACGCTTCTCGCATACCGTCAGCATGAGAAGTTTCTGACCACATACCTGCGGCCTATGGCCGACCGGGATGTGGTGCACCCGAGTATT